TCGCTCTTGCTCTTGTTTTGCTATCTTAGCAAGACTTTCAAACTCATCTTTGAGTTCTTGGTCGGTCATATTCTTAAAGTCATAATGACGACCTTTTACGCCAAATGCTTCTTTGTGCATTTCATACACATCTGTTTCTAGGAAATACCTGTCAAGTTCGGCAGGTGTAGTGACACCATAACTTGCCCAATGGTCTAAGTCTTCAGTAATCAAACCAATCCACAGACCTGGCGTTTTAGCCATCTCTGCTTTAGACTTAGCGTTAATGTTTTGCAAGTGTTCTTTAAGTGTCATAGTCATCTCCTTAGGCAGCCAACTCATTTTCAATTACTTCGTCAACATTGTATTCATCAATGCCACAAAGTTCAACATTCTGAACATTACTGATATCAATAGCAGCCTGTTCTTTGGTAATCTTACCAAGTTTTACAGCTTTGATGATATCATCAACTTGTTCTTCGGCCATATCCCATGCCCATGATTTTACTTTACTCATATTGTAGTCCTTTCTTTGTTAATATAATATAATAATACATCAATCCAGGTTAATGTCAAGCGTTTTTTTGCTATTTTTAATCTTTTTTCAATGTCTTTCATAGTGTCTTTTTTCATCATATACTGTATCCTATCATAATCGGAACACCATGGCAACAGCTTTTTTCACTTTTTTTCGCTTTTTTTTAAGAAAAAAACCCTTGTAAATCAAGGGTTTTTAAGTGCGACATTCTGGCACTGCTGAGGGAAGGGTCGTTTTTTCTATTTCCAAGCAGATTTTACCCACTCCTGGTCACTTTCGTGAGGGTTTGGTTGACCATGAAATACTGCAATTTTGGCGTTAGGGTCTTTTTCAAAGGTCCAATCTGACTTATGAAATCTCGGACTCTCTCTGGAGAACCACTTATATGAGAAAGTCCATTGGTCAGGCATAATCTTTAAATGTGGTGTTCTTTCTACTAATTTAGATATTACATCTTGGTCGCCAGGATTTCTTTTTAATTGGTTTCTATCTTTTAACCAAGGCCACCAAATTAAATCTGTTGCTGTTTTATTATTGAATTTTAGAACACTAGAATTAAACACTCTAGTTGATAAATTAAAGTTATTCATTACAGCAAAAGTATCATCTTCACCAAAGGTAAACATCTCATCAATATTGTCTAAGATAACAACATCTAAATCTAAGTAAAGATTATTACCCTCTAACTGTATTTCAGGACAAAACATTTGTAGTTTGTTCCACCAACCCTCGTAATCATGGTGTGGTAGTTTTCTAACATCAATGTCGCCTGTGACTTTTCTTTTTAGTGTTAAATCTTCAGTCAGTACAATAAAATTATAATCAATAGTGGTATGTCTTTCTACCATATTATATAATTTTTGTACATACTCATAAGGATATTTGTTACCCCAATACACACAAACAAAATTATTCATATCTGTAACCAATTCAATATTGCTCTAATTGCTAGTGATAGATACACTAACTCCATTAACATTCTAGGTGTGTCTTTATCTTTCCAACCTATAACTGCCCATATAGCACATGATGTGCCTGTAATTAACCAACCAATCCATTGTGTACTTACATTAGCAGACGATAACACATAAACGCCAGTGATGGCAAGTATGAAACCTATCCATCTAACTGATACTGTACCCTTAAAGTTTGGTATGCCAAGCCACCCTCTATTTCGTTTAGAGTAAACTGGTGATTTGATATCATGTTTAGCCATTCCTGTACCGTCTTTCTTCCAGGTTTAAAAGGTTTATCAACCAATTCTAATTTTCTACTTGTTACAAAACAGGCAACATTTCTTTGGTGTGTTACCGCTGGTGTCATATTTAGTATGCCATCTATAGCTGATAATGACATATTAGTTACAACACACCAAGCACCAATCAAATCATCTTTAATATCTGTGCCCCAAAACTCGTTATTAGGCCGTGGTTTATTTCTAATCTTACATGGTCTATCTGTGATTTCACTTAATTGTAATTGTACTCTAGCTAACCATTCTTCTTGTGTTATACCATTTATAAATTTACATACAGTCGGTGATGAAGGACACAATAAGATGTAGTCGCCACTATCTCGCCAACCTTTAAATTCTACATCAATACCTTGTTTCTGTAAGATATTAAATCTATCTGGTGTCGCAACATGGCCTCTAATCGTATGAATACCACCTTTAACAATTCTAAAGTATGTTGTATCATAATTATTAATACTAGGTTCAGGATATCTAGTAATTTGTTCAGTAAGATAACCAACATCTACATACCACCACTCTTCACCTTTTCTTTCACACTCATTTATTTCTGCAATGTTTTTGCCTGCTAATCCCCAAAAAAAGTGAATAGGTCTGTCTTCATCTTTCCAACCTTTTTTGATTGCTGGCCAGATTTGATGTGATAGACATTTATCCCAAGCTAATTCATGTGTAATTATCATAAGTCAATCTTTTTCATATTGTAATAGGTTTCAAACCATTCATCTGCATAATCACTATCTTCATAACCCTTGAAATAAGGACCACCTAATGTGAAGTGTGCATTGTGAGCCATAACATTGTTTGGATATTCACCTACTAACCAGTTCCATTCTAATGGTAAACTGCCAATCAAGTCTTCAGTTTCTAACCACTTAAACTGGTGTAATTCTAAACCAGATGCTGTGTTAACATATTCAGGTGTTAATGCTTTACATTTTTCATTGTTCATCAACATAAAACTAGACCAATTCTTTTTAGGAAATGGCTCGTTCTTTGCACCTCTAAACTTGACACCTTGTTTTGGTTCATAATCATGTTTACATACCATTACGGCACAATCACTATCTCTGTGTTGCCATAATATATCAATGTCAGTTCTCATTAACATATCACAGTCCATAAACAGAGACCAGCCTTTATAACCAGACAGATAAGGAACCAAAAACCTACTAAACGCAAAGTCTGTAGATTGATTTGGTGCCTTATCTCTAGTGAATATCTTTTTTGTTGTGTTTAAATCTAGTGGTACAAATGAAACAGGCACACTAGATTTGTTTCTAATACTTTCACACAATACATGAAAGGCAATCTTTTCGCCTTCATCATATCCAATAAAAACATTAATCATCTATTTGTTCGCACTCTTTCTTACTAGCTCTTAATCCTTCATGTGCATCATAGAACCAAATGTAACTATAAGTTACTTGTCCGTTTTCATTAACTGCACACTTCTTACCAAATGCCACACCTGGTTGTTTAATAGGTCCGTTTGTACAACCTACTAATAAAAATGTTGTTAAAATTAAAATTAAATACTTCATATTCTTGCCTCTGGACTACGACCTTTTAGTTTTCTAGGTCCTTTGGTGTGGTCGTAGATTTCACCTAAGACTGACCTTGCTTGTACATGGCCAGGCTTACCGTCACCGATATTATGCCCCCACGCACCTTTGCCATGGAATTTAACTCTTACATAATCCCATATATAACTGTCGTGTTGTTCTGGTAATTTGTATATTTCATCTTCGTCATACATTCTTTTCATTTCTACTGCATATTCTTTAGTGTATTTGTGATACATGTTCCAATATAAAAAACCACATTCACTGTAATTATGACCTCTACCTAAGTAAGTCATCATCTTATCATCTCTGTGTATGTGTTCTTTAATCCAATCTACATCAATTGGTTTATGAAATACACTATCTGCATCAATACCTATGATACCATCATAGTCTTCATTGTTAATCAATGCGTCTGTATATGCATAAACTTTGTAACAGAAACGAACACCATCTGTAATAAATTCATTACCTTTTTTACCAAAGTCAGAAATAGGTTGTCTGTCTTTGTTTCTTTCAACAAATTTTTCACAACTAGGCACTTCATCAAAGATACTTCTTACAACAATATTACTGTTAGGTATCTCTAACATATCTTCACTGTACACATATAAATCAAATGGCCAATTATAGGTTTCAAAGAACCTATGACCATATGCTTTATATAATTTTTTATTAAGTGTCGTTACTACGGCTATCTGCATATTTCATACTCTTATCTTTTGCTACAGAGAAGTCTCTCATTGGTACATCTTTGTGTCGCCAAATGACCTCTGAATTAATCACATTGTCAACTATATAATTTCTTTCATACATCCATTTACGAATAAATTTAAATCTGGTTTCATATCGTTCACTTTGATTGTCTTTATTTTCCATAACAACAATTGGTTTATTAGTTTCTAAAGTCCACTCTGCACCTTTCAATATATTAAATTCATAACCCTCTGCATCAATCTTAATATAATGAACATCTTTAAGACCATAACTATCTAAAGTTCTCATTTGCACTTTATAACCATTGTCTTTGTCATAGGTTTTAATATGAGTTGCACCAGAATTATCTTCTTCTACTTTCATAGTTACTTGACTTCCTCTTTCACCTAAGGCAACATCATTAACATAGACATTGGTAAGTTTTCTGTCTTTTAAGTTTTTATATAAACACTCTCTATACTCTTCGATAGGTTCAAAACAAATAACTTTTTTAAATTTTTGTGCAATATCACATGCCCATAATCCAACATGAGCACCAATATCAATAGCTGTGTCATGCCTTCTTTCATACTTTCTTGAAAGTGCTAATGAATAATCTCTCTGTTCAGTTTGATAGTCATTGCCTCTATTTTTGATTGAGTGTGTATTGATTTGTTCTACAATATGCATCTCATTTTCTGGCAACCACCAACCTCGGACTTTTTTCATATTAATTAACCTTTAAAATAACCGCCTCTGATAGACATTTGTTTCTCGGTCTGTTTAAATAAACTTCGTAAGGTCCTTCGTTAAACTCTTTTAAGAGACCTTCGTATTGTTTTAAACTCTCTTCATTATCAATTAACTTAACCTCAAACTCAATTAAAAATGCCTTGAAGTTAACTTTTTGGTCAATAACTTCTCTACAAAAATCATTCCAAACACCTTCAATATCTGCTTTGATAATATCTGGTTCTGGCATATCATCAGCCATAATTGTGGCGAGGTTTTTAGTTTCTACTTCAATAAATGCTGGGTCTTCACCAAACTGTGGCAAAGGTACAAGTGAATAACATTTAGTCAAATCATTCTTGTCATAGTAGAATTTCATTGTACCATTTTCACCAGCGTATGCAATTTGATGATAAGTCATATTGTTTTTGCCAGGAAAATTACCTTCAAATAATCTTACACTATCTGGTGTAGGGTCATAACAATGAATATTCATGTTAGGATTATCTTGTAACATGGCCTGTTCCCAACCAACATCTCTATGTACACCTAGTGATAATACATTTCTACTATCTCTTACCACACTTTCTGGCAACCAATAGTTTTTATATTGTTTAAAAGTTTGAGGCTGCATGTAGATGCCTTCAAGTCTTTTAATCTCATTAAGTAGTTCTTGTTCTGTCATATTTACCTCTTTAATATTAAATCATTACGATACTGTGCCACTACCTCATAGCCCATATCTTTTAAAAACTCAATGGCGCCGTCTTCTTTGCCCCACTTTTCAGCACTGCCGTTCTCTTCTATAATAATCGTAGGCGAACATTTTTCTATCGTTTTTACTGCACCTTTTAAAACTCTCAGTTCGTGTCCTTCTACATCAATCTTAATTAAATCAACGGTATCAAAGTAGTAACTATCTAAAGTTCTTTGAGTAACTATTTTTTCTTTTACACCTTCTCTAGGTTCATCTGTAATTACACCTGCATATGCCTTTACTTGTTTCTCTTCATTGCCTAACGCAACATGAAAAACTTTGACATTTGTTAAACCTTCAAAACCTTGTCTTGGTCTATAATCAAAAGACTTTACTCTAATAAAATCTTTAGACATAGGTCTACTGAAGTCACCATCTCTACAACCAATATCAATAGCAGTTCTAAATTCTTTTACAAATGGTTTTGCTGTCTCGTATGTGGCAAGGCAGACTTCAGCATTGGTTTTCTTCATAGTTGCATTGCTGGCCAATCAGTTTCAAATGTTACATAGTTCAACTGAATGCCTCTCCTATCTACTTTAATTTGTTTACCCTCTTCTACACCATGTAAAGTATCATCACCAGTAAAGATATAACCTAGATTGTGTTTAAAAGGTATAGTTTTAACAAGTTTGCCTTCTTTGTCATAAAGGTCAGTGCCTAAATTTTCATCTTCGCCTGTTTGGTTAATATAGATTAAACTAGAAATTAGTTTCTCTGGAATATCTACATGTGGTTTCAACCAAAAACTTTTAGTATCTCTTAACACTTCAAGTCTTACATACGAACCTTCAAAATCATCATCTCTACCAATTAGTTCAGAGATGGGTCTTCTAACAGCTGGTGTTTGCAAGTCTTTAATTAGTTGTGTAAGATAAGGGTACTTATGACAGTTCTCTTTTGTGATATACTCTCTAAGAGAATGATTTTGTTTTTCTACGCCGTCTTTATAACCTGACCTTGTGCCATCATGTACCACACCATCTCTACTGATTTCTGCATTTTGAATTTCATCAATTTGTTTATCAGTTAAAACATTTGTTAGAACATGGTGAGTCCAAGGTTCGTGGTAGGTTTGTGCCTTCTTGACAGCATCATATATTTTCATAATGTTCACAGTTTGCCTTCTTTCTTCATCTTGTTTCTAATATCGGTCGCTGAAATCTTTTGTATGTTTTCAGGCAATACAATTTCTTCAATCTTATAACCAACTTTTCTGCCATATCCTATATAGGTAATATTAGGAACAACCATTACTTTGTATCTTTCTTTGTAGGTGTTCATTAAGGCAGAATGAATGTTTACTTCGACTTCATTTACATCAAAAGGATTATCACCCCAACCTTGTACATCTCTAATCATAATCTGTACTTGACCAGTTTTGGTAAGCATCTCTTCAAATAGTGTTTGATGACCCTCATGCCATGGTTGCCATCTACCTAACATCTGTGCTGTTGGTTTCTTATCGTCCCATTTATAAGGTACAATTTCATCTGCAATACGAATTGCCCAAAATTCTGACCTTTGAGTTGGTACCCTAAAGTCATAGTTTTCTGGTTTGACAAACACTTTGTTTGTGTCTTCAAAACGACCTTCTTCTATGGTATCTACCCATACTGTATAGTCAGCATCAAACTCATCTCTAAGTTCAGGTGTAGGACAAACAAAATCAGCAACACAAATTCTACCGTTCTTTACGGCTTGATTTGCCATGTTATTCATTCTTTGTGCTTGTCTTTTTCTACCCTCTTCAGAAAAATCCCAATCATCATATTCTTCTCTAACTCTGTCCGCATTTAGCCATACTGCGTTTAGCATGGGCACCAACTTTTCAGCCAGTGTCGTTTTACCAGAACCAGGTAGACCCATGATTAATATTTTTTTACCTCTCATATTTCAACTCCTCAAAATCATCTATGAAAAACTTGTACACTAAATCTTTTTGAGCCTCAGTATAAGGCACTGTTCTATAGGTTGACTTTTTAATGTGTTGTCTTTTCACATTGTAACCTTTTTTATTTAAATATTTCCAAACTTCACCGTCTTCAATTTTAAATACATGAACAGGTTTATTTGTCTGACCTTTGAACCAATCAATTTGATTTGTAAAGGGTGGCAACAATTGATGTTTCTTGTGCCATTCAGTTCTCACCTTTTCATTTATTAATAAACTAACCCAACCATCAAACTTCATTTCTTCTAAACTGGCAATTCTATTAATCAACTTATCTCTAGGTTGACCTTTCATTGGCAGTTCACCATTTAATCTTTTTTTATCCCACTCAATTAAAAAGTGATAATAACTGTAAAATCTATCATAAGGATTTCTAACAGTTACAAAATATTCATCCGCTGTAAAATCAATTTTATTCAATTCTTTAATTTTTTTATGAGCACTTAAAGTAATTTCTGTGCCTGGTTTTTTTGCCTTCTCACCTATACCATCAACACTTTTTAGTGCTTCTGCAATACTAGAACCACCACATTTTGGTGGATGAATAAAAATAATATTATGATTTTTTAATTTAAAACTCATTTAAATACCTATATGCGTAACCTGATTTCATTTCTTCTAATGTAAATTGAGAACCTAATAATGACGCCATCCACTTCTCTCTAGCACATATTAAAGGGTCTTCAATTCTATTCAATTTGTTTAAAGAAAAACTAACTGGTGCAGCTGGCGAATGTTCACTTGCAAAACTAGGAATACCTCTTCTAACTGCATGTGAAGCACACATTGAATGAAACGACACCATTGCCCAGCAGTCAACTAAATCCTCTGATAATGGTTTATCACTATCAACTCTTTCAGTAGGACCACCAAATTTTAAACCATCTTTATATTTGTATCTAATCTTAATGGGTCTATCTGTATATTTTTTTATTTGTTCTACAATGTTATTAACCCACTCTGTCTCATCTTTATCATACCATTTAGCAGTATGATAACTAGGTGGTATGACTAAGATATGTGAACCTTCAGTTCGCCACTTTTCTAATTCAATTTCACTGCGAGACTTTCTTAACAATCTATTGTATCTTTCCATATGTTTTGGGTGTTCTTTAATTGAAGTAGTTTGAACATCATTTACATTAATACGATACCACTGGTCTTTAAAATCTGGATGTTCTTTATAGTGTGTGTAATAGAAATAAGGTTGGTCGAAATAGTACCATTTGTTTGTAGTAAAAAACTTTTTAAGTTTGTGTGTGCCTCTAATTAATCCTTGAAAACAAAACTCAGCGTCTTCAGGTATAGAACCACCAAATGAGGGAAAGGTGTAGTTATAAAGGTGTTCACCACTATTAGTTTCTTTTGCATCAAAACTTTGACAGGTTTTACCAGAGTTTTGAGCAAATGCATCTACAAATTTATTGGTTGAATTTTTAGTCCGAAATATGTAAATCATAACCAACCTTTTGTATAAAATAACTATCAGCGATATCAGAGATAGGGTTACCTACTTTATCTGTATCAAATAGTCTCTTCAAATCAATATTCGTTTCTTTGACAAATGCCTCGTACATCATGTCTTTGTCAGCATTGCCTTTACCTGTTGCACCTTTTTTAACCACACTCGGTACAACAATTTCGTAAGGTATTTTTGCCTCTTGTAATCTGTATTTAAGTATGCCGGTGTTTTCGGCAATCTGAAACAACCCTTGGCCTTTTGAACCATAGGAGTAACCTTCGATAAAAACGATTGGATTAATAAGTGTCTTGATATGTTCCAATATAACATCAGATATGTTAGATAATCTTTTAATAGGGTCTGTCCATTCTTTATGTTCAATGCCTTCAATATCTTCACTTATTTGACCTGTCCATTTTTTCTTGTTTGTTAGATAGTAAAAATATAATACACCTTCTCCGTCTATGTTTATACACATTGCCGGACTTGTAAGGCTATAATCAATTCCAACTATCGTCTTCGTTACTGTCGTGTCTGTCTTCGTATTCTTCTTCATCAACTTCATATCCACAGAAAGGACATGTAAGAGGTTCCAAATCTTGCTCTTCTATGTCCCACTTTATGGTATATTTAGTCTCGCAGGAAGAACACGCTTTTTTTCTTGTTTCCATTATAATTTAAATGCTTTGAATTGGTCCTTTTTAACATCTTGTTTGATGCCACCAATAACATAGGACTCAATCTCTGTTTCTTGTGGTGCGTTTTGCGTACCTTTACTGTTTAGCCAATGGTCTACCCACGGCAGTGGATTTGTTTTTTGTTCGTACCTTGGTTCTAGGCCGATACTTTTCATTCGTCTGTTCGCCATATATTCTACAAACTGGTGTAACAGTTTTTCTGATAAACCAATCATACTTCCTTTGGAAAATAGATATGTTGCCCAACGCTTCTCCTCCTCTACAGCTTCGTCATACATCTTGTAAACTTCATCTTTAACTTCTTTAGCAATTTTTACCATGTCTTTATCATCATTACGGTCATGCCAGTTGTTAATGATAGTTTGAGACATTGCAAGGTGTTGACTTTCATCTCTTGCAATAAAAGAAATAATCTTTGCACTGCCTTCAAGTAGTTTTAATTCACCAAAAGCAAATGAACAGGCAAACGATACATAGAACCTTAGTCCTTCTAAGATGTTTACAGTTACCATTGCAAGGTACATTTTCTTTTTAAGTTCGTACATATCAACACTATCTGGTTTTAGTGACCATTTATAACCCATGTTGATAAGGTCATCATAAGTCTTAGTAACGGACTCTGACCTTTTTTGAATTTTATCATCCATCATAATTGTATCAAACACTTCACTTGGATTTGCATACAAGTTTTTAATAATGTATGTGTAACTTCTACTGTGAATAGTCTCAATAAAGTCCCATGTTACAATACAACCTTCTAACTCTGGTAACGATACAAAAGGTAAAAATGCCAAACATGGACCTCTACCTTGAACACTATCTAACATTGTTTGATACTTCAGATTAGATGTGAAGATAAACTTTTGTTGTTCATTTAGTTGTAGATAATCATTTCTATCTTTTTGTAAAGAAACTTCCTCTGGTCTCCAAAAGTAACCTAATTGTTGTTGGTTTAGTTTATCAAAGATAGGATATTTCATATCATCATATCTTTGTACCTGCATCTCAGGACCAAAAAACATTGGTTGCTTCGTGAAATCCACGCCTTGTTCTTTATTTAATACACTTCTTGCCATTTACTGTTTA